ATCAAACTTCTACCGTGATCAGTCGGTTAGCATATTCATGAGCATAAGATGTGCGAGCACCATGAATGCCCCAACCAATCCAACTATACGCATAGTCCATGTAACGATTGATAGATTTTCCAGGAGTTTTCATCCTGTCAGCAATTCGTTTCCATTGAACCTCAGTCGTTAGATAACCAAGTTGCGTTTGAAAAGATGATGGATTTCCACCAAATCTCTTAGCAAAATCACCCAATCCATAATAACGATCGGCAGATGTCCATTGGATCAGACCATAACCACGACCGCAGTGATGGTACTGAGTCCTACTACCACCTTCACAAATATTAGGCACGAACATAGATTCTTGCTTAATATTGCCCAGGATAGTAGCAAGGGCGTTTCTGTCTTTAATTCCTTGCTCTTGGAAATAATCCACAGCAAGTTGTTCATGTTCTGAACACCCTTTACAAATTAGCCTTTTCTCTTTTGGTTTTTCGGGAGCAACCTCTCGGATTGCTGTCTTCTTTTCATCTACAAGATTTAATTTAATTGTCTCTTCCAATGGGGGAGGAGGACCTTGCATCTTGTAGTTGACGAATGGCAGTGTTGTCGTACTGGTTGTAACCGATGCCAAAAGGGGCAGGGCTACAGTAAAGAATTGTTGCATTAATTTTAATTGAACTCTACATCCGTATAGAAAGGGGGTAGACCCAACCTCTCGGAGGGCACTTTCCACGGCTCTAATTTCACATCACAGTCTCATAACGAAATCCCTGATGTGGGATTTTTCATATTAAGTTAATATTTAGGATTTGTCAACTATCCTCAGACACTTCTTCATCCGTCTCTTCTGGTTCGGGAAGCACTACACCAATTTGAGTCAAATATTCAATCACACCCTGAACTTTAAGAAAAAGTTCTCTTTTTGCAGATGCTTGACCTTGAAGGGATTCAAGTTCTTGAGACAGAGTTTGGCGTTGTTGCAAAAGATTTGTAAGATGTTCTTGTTGTTCGGTCATAAAAATAAATTTTAACTATTGATAGTATATCATATTTTTCATAAATACTTCAAGTCCTACAAAATAGAAAAATGAAAAGATTACTTTTAATCTCTTCGTTATTCTTCATTACTCCTGTAAGTGCTGCTGAAATTACATCAAGAATTACTGATTCTGTTCAACTTGGTGTCCAGGGTGCTGCGGTACAATCAACTCGAATTGGAGCATCATATTCTGCTTCAGGTACAAATATTAAAGCAAATACATTCGGCGGTGTAGGTGGTGCTGGAAGTTACGACATCAATACGGCAGGTCAAGCATTCAGTTTCTCAGAAACAAGCAATGTTGCAGATACACCAGTAACTACTCAAACAGTAACAAATGGTGTTGTTGGAACACCAAATCTATATGGAGATAGTGTAACTCAAGTTGGTGGGGATAAGGGTACTCTTGCTGGTACATTATCACCTACTAGTGTTCCTACTGTTACTGCTGGTGGTGCCGGAACTACAGCAACTGCACAGCGTAGCATCGAGTTGAGCGTATTCAAATGAAACACATAACTCCCGCATTGCTTTTAGCAGCGGGAGTCATTTGTACTCCTGCTTATGCTGAACAAGTGGTTCCCAACTTTACTAGGGGAACTATTAATGCGACAACAGAAACAATTACAAAAATTGTAGAATCTATACGCCAGGTGGAATACACAACTGGCACATCTTATACTGTGACGGGAACAAATATTAATATTCCAGGAACTCCTGCTCCTGGAGCAAATTATAGCATTATGACTCAAGGTGCCCCATTTCAATTCAGTGAGACCATATTAGGCACTGGAGTGGCTAAGGAAACATGGATAGACAGAACTACAGAACAAAAATCTACCACAAACTCAGTTTCTGTATTTACCCAATAATAATTCTTTTACTCACTGCATCAGGTAGAGCACAACAAGCACCAAGTAATACTAATATTGCAGGACCTTCTGCATCTGCTACTGGTAATGTAACCAATCAGGCAGTTCAGGTATTACAAGGTCCTTATGCCATGAATACTTATGGTGGTGGTGTTTCTTGTCAGGGTCCAACAATGAGTTTATCACCATTTATATTAGGAAATATGAATGGTAGTGCCGATCCAGAAGCATTCCAAACGCATAATGGTAATGCTGGTGTCAGTATGGGTTTCAACTTTCCTTTAGATGGTAGTTTAACCGAATTGTGTAAAGAAAGAGCACGAACAGAAATCAAAAGGCAACAGAGTGAAGTAGATAAAAGTCGTTTAGATTTTGAATTAGTTAGATTGTTGAAGTGTGGTGAAGCAATTAAGAATGGTATTACCTTTCATCCAGAAAGTCCATACCATAAAATTTGTGCTGACGTAGTTGTGAGGTATCCTAATGGAACCAATACAGCAAATAAATAATGCCAACGGAATTGCCAATATAAAGAACAATGCCAACCAAATACCAAAAGTTGGTATTAATGGTCCTAGTGTCATTTCAACAATAGAACCACCAGTCCTTCATAGTGTAGAGGTTCCAGTTGTTCGTGGAATGGCACTTCCAGTATTTGAAATGCCAGATACTTCAATCAAGTATCCAATCATCAATGTTCCGACACAGGCAGAGTTTGATGCTGCCGTAAAAGCAGAGAAAGAAAAGGAACAACAAGATAAGGGCGAAAAGTCAAGAGGATTACCAGATACCTCCCCCCCTCAACTACCTCAGGTTGCTCAAACTCCTCCTCCTGAAGTGCCGATTGCTGAAATACCAGCAGATAAACCAACTACCCCAACTTTTACTGTCGGTGGAATCGATATTAATTTACCTGACCCTTCTCTTGTTGCTACGGCTGGTGCTGTCGCAGTAGTAACGACTGCTGCCACAATAGCATCTACAACAGTTCTCAATGCTCTCAAAAATGCCGCAGAACCAATCATCAAAGAAGCAACCAAGAACAAATTTAAAATTAAAATCAAACAAGTCAAACCTGTTCTACATTATGTACTAGCAGAAGAAGGTCATATTGATATCTTTGAATATTCTGCAGAAGGAACTCGTCTAGTAGAACAAGTAACTAATGTGGAACAATACATTCGCGACCAAGTAGAAATTAATACTCTCTACGAAATTGATAATAAGATCATTATTGATGATGTAATAAAAGATAAATTTACAAAAGAGGGGCAAAAAAGATTTAAATCTCTCTTTGCCCCCGCTAAAAAGATTGCTAAAAAACTTGCCGCTAGATTATCATTCTAAATCAAAATTAGATACAACCCAAGAAATAATAACAACTGGTATATAAGTTAGAACATTATAAAGAGCATCAAAGAAGAAGTTATCAAACCTCGATTCCTTCTTCTTTTTTTGCATTTGCTCTTCAGTTAGTTCCTTTGTTTGCATTTCTCTTTTCCAATAAGAGGTCAAAATCTTTCTTCTTTGTTCCACCGTCATAAGTCCAAGCATATCCTTCACTAATCATACGATCATTGAGACATACATCATCAACATATAACCTTCCAAGAATTCTCCCATACTTTTCAGTCGAATCTGGAAGTTCTGTTTTAATAAGAATATTTTTTTTACCATCAAGATTTTTCTTTAACCATTCCTTAACTTCTAATCCAAGTGCTTTTTCTTTGAGATCGGTTGTACGACTTTCTGGAGTATCAACACCACTAAGGCGTACTCGCTTAGTAAGAGAAATATCGAACCCAAGATCAATGTCCGCATCGATTGTGTCACCATCAACTACTCTTAATACCTGTTTTACTCTGTAGATATATGGGTCTTTATCCATTAGAATGGCAATTTAAACTTCTCAGTATTTAGTTTTGGAATAGGTAGTTTCTCAAATGCCTTAGTGACTTGCTTCTCCACAACAGCACCAACAAACTCTTCTGGATTATCTAGAATCTTTTGTGCTTTTTGATAAGTAATGTATGCTCCTACACAAAGAGCACCACTAATGGTGAGACTTGTGATTGATAGGATCAGACTCAGATGTTTCATCTTGCATCTCCAAATATGCTAACTTTAATATGTAGTAAATTACATATGCAGTAAATATTAAACCAGAACAAAGAATTATAATTACACCCCAAGGAAATTCATTCACCCCAAACACCCTCTTCTTTATGAATCCAAATTTTTAAATCTTTAACGTACTTTCTGAGTATTTGCGCTTGTTCTTCGTGCCAAAAATCACCCGTCTCCATATGAAGGCGGGTGTGATTATCTATTGCTTTAAGTATTTGGTGAATTGAAGCGTTCCAACATTCACGCTTGGGAGTATTCCACTCTCTTGGCATAAAACCTCATTATTTTTTCTTACCACCGTTCTTTGCTTTCTTTGCAGTAGCATTGCCCTGGTTCTGCTTAGAGTTTTTACCTCCAGCAGAACCCTTCTTACCTTTGTTTGCTGATTTTGCCATTATGCTCCTGTGCGTGGTTGAACGAATCCTTCACCATCTTCTACTTTAGTTTCCAGTGCTTCAACTCTTGCTTCAAGAGTTTCTGGTGGTGCTTCAGGGGCAGGTGGTTCTGGTGGAGTTTCTACAAACTCTTCTCTTTTAGGTTCTTGCTTTTTTTCATCTTCATCATCTCCACCTTTCTTCATTGTATTAATACCAAAAGTAGCAGCAGATGCAGTGAAGACTGTAGCAATAAAAGTTGGGTCCATCTTAGATAGAGTACCCGCATAACTTGCAGTGAGAAGAGCAGCAGACCAACCCAAGATACATATACGAATTAGTTGTCCCATAGCATTTTCGTTTTTCTTAGTAGCCATTTTCCTTTGTGAATAGGGTTAACCTTTTTTCCAAGATTCACCTTCTGCTTTTCTTCTACGAGCAAGACCTGCTTC